GCCTTTTGAATCTCATACCACCCAAGCCCTCATCTGCATTCCAATCTGGATAAACAAACAGATAACCCAAGCCCTTCACTATATAATCTTTACAGATCTGCCTGTACTGAACACTACCATCTGAATCTTCCCATATTCTATCAAGCATAGAATTGCATATATATGCGAATTCCTCATCTCCCTTCCCCATAGGATCACAATCCCATTCAGGACTAGACGCTGATATATTCGCCAGGACCGTTTCAACCGCAGGACGGATCTTGTTGTTGGCCTCTGGAGGCTGCCCAACCGAGATAAGATATTCCTTTTGCGGTATTGTTAACTGCTGCCCAAGATAGAATTCTTCATCTTCTGCCATTTGATATCGGTATGTGGAAGACATCCCCTGGCACATAATAAATGTACTACGGACTTCGTCGGCATCTATTTCAGGAAGATCTAATTTCTCAACATTCATTATTTTTTATTCGCCTTAATATAATCCTCTGCTTCTTTGATTTCTGGCCCATTGCCATTTTCAAAGTTTTTTGGATTAGCAACAATATTTTCTGCCCATCCTATTGGCGTCAAACTCACAGGACAGGTTTTTTCTATCCAGGACTTCTTCTTTACTGCTTTTTTCTTTACTGCTTTTTTCTTCGCTGCCATTGTTATTTACTCCTTGTTAAATATATTATGGTGATATTCCTACCATTATTATAATATTAGAATAGATATTACTTGCAATGGTATAGGAATTTCCGTTTTTGCCGTGAGGTCTTATTAAGATCACATCATTATTGCCCGATAACCGACTTATTGATTCAGTACCTATTTTAAGCGTTACATCTGGCGTTGCAGGAGGTTGGTTGGAGTCGACAATCTTTATCATAATAAAGTCTACTCCCGTCATTGTTGCGCCAAATATAGTATCAAGGGTTTCCCATACGGCAGTTGTGGTATATTCCATATAACGAACATTGGAAGGAGAATTATCACATTCTAACTCCCTTCCTCCGCTAACAGAACTATTTATCAGACTATGTACTAGTCTAACTTTATTCGATACAAAAACAGCCTCTATCTCCTCTATTGGAGTAGCCGATACCGAATACTGTATTAAAAATTCTGTTGCCATTATGCCTCTCCTCCTCCTTTAGAACTCCATCTACCTTCAAGTTTTCCAATAACTCTAATCATTTCTTTCTCCAAGTATTCCAATCTATTACCAAAGCGTTCAAATGTCTTTGACCTTGCAATGTTTGTGCCTTCATATATTTTGGCCCGTTTAGTGTCTGAAATATTCCACCTGTCAAGCATTTTAAGAATAATAGACTCAATGTTGCTAATTTCTGTGTCCATTCTGGCCAAATGTTGTCGAATATCATCTAAATCCTCATCTTGAGATTTCAGCGACTTGATGATATTCATCACCATATAGGAAAAGAGCGCACATACAACCCCTATGGCGCCATATTCGGCAAAAATAGAAGTTGGATCCATTCGTTAACATCCCTTCTGCTTCAATTGTATAACATCTGCCCTGTTTCCCAATCACTTCCAATCTGCAAATCGGGTATAACCCATTTGCCTCTCTTATCTAATGACACAGAGGGTTTATACATATCGTCCATAGCCCAACGCAAGGCATCCAAAGTATCCTTTTTGAATGTCCCGTGTTCTTTAAAGGCTAATAACTCTTGTTCTAATTCATAGTGTGTGTCTTTCATAAAAACTGCACCACCTGCAAAATACGGTTGCATTTCTTTAATTCTAAAATATTTAGCCTTAATAGCCTTTTTTGGCAATATATTAAGGAACCGCCCTGATTCTTTTGAAACTTTATAAACATAATCTCTCAACATAAAATGTCCTGTTTCTTCTATACTGACCACCTTCGGCTTATACATATCAGCATATTCAAATATTTTTTCACCACAATCGAATGGTGCCATTTGTTTTCTAAACATATCCAGGATATATATATTGAATTCTTCGTCCACGCCTATAATCATAATAACGGAATAATCCGCCTTAACATTTTCTGATGACGCAGGATCTACACCCATAAACACATTGATGGGGATCTGTTGTTTGGTCCCACCTGTCGTTTTTAATAAGAATTGAAATCCGTCCTGTTCCAGGTACATTCCGTTATAATATTGGATATGTTCTTTCTTGAACACCCTAAACGAATCGTCCATTGGGATATTCTGGTATTCCTGGAAGAAATACGCAGCGTCACCTTCTGATATAAGTCTGTCTTTTTCTGTCATCAGCCAATCATAGGATCTATGCTCTTTCCATAAGACTTCAGGGACGCCTTTTTTATCTCGGATCTCATTACCAGAAGATGAAAACTTGCCTGGATCGTTCTTCTGGACAACAGATTGGAAAAACATCGTGTCCCAACCCTTTACCTTATGGTTTCCATTGCGGTCAAACGACCTGGCCCCTGCTATGCGGTTCAAATAGGAGTCATCGTCTATAATTGTGCCTACAAATATCATTTTAGCATCTGCGCTACCTGGGATTACCGCACCGTTCAGCCATCTTCTAAATTTATCTCTCTGTAATTCAGTAACTGTGTTTGCCTCACCCTCTCCATCGTCAATTATCGTCAATGTTGGACGATATGCGCCATATTTTAGGCCACGAACCTTCTGTCCCGTACCCCGAATCAGGATTTTACACTTATTTGTAGGTTTTCCGTGTTCATCAAAGCCGCCGATGACCTGTTTTTCCTCTTTTCCCCAAATACCGCCCATTCTATCGCCAAAAAAATACTTCAATATTGGATTATACTCTATTTCGTCGCCTATTGTTTCGAGTAAATACTTGGATTGTGTTTCAGATTCAGAAATAAGCAAAACAAAGTGTTCTTCGCCGAATAATATCCGATGTAACGGGTAAATAAGCGAACATAATGTAGTTTTTGCGTGTCCCCTGGGTGCAACAACGGCCAACTTATCCCCAGGAACCATTGATAAGAGTTTATTTACAATATCTTTGTGAAATTTCGGCGACTTGCACCGTATATGGTGGTGCATCGGATCCCCAGAATCTCCAAACAAGGTTTGAGCAAAAAAGAAGGGATCTACATACATTTTACGCAGATAACTCTGTTTTTGTGATGCAGAAAGATTCATTTAGTTGCCTTCTTGATTTCATATTTAATTTTAACGATGATATAAACAAGCGTCGCCACGGAGATGGCCAACTGAACAACGGGGTGTATGAAATCGATCCACCAGATTGATACTCCGCCGACTCCTGCTGATAAAGTTTTAACTGTGTCCATTACAACGATGTCTGCTCTTTCCTATTCTCTAATCCATCTATTATTGCAAATACGGTCAACATTGTGAAGAAGACTCCTACCCCAAACAACAAGACAGAGAATCCCAAGACAAAGAAATTTAGGACTATTTCATATAGTGTTATCATTTTAGAAATTATTTAATGTCCACATCGATGACATATAAAGTTCGTTTGATGCGGATTGTGGATCTACATTAGCCTGGAGAGTCAGTATTGCTAATTCCCCTGCATTAACCCTGGGGGTGTTATTAAAATCTGTTTCTACACAGGAAAACACTTTATGGTCCGTACCATCGTGGATTATATCTGCCTCTGCTATGGTTGACGAATTACCTGCAGTAAATGTTGTCCCGTCTGAAACTCTTTCCAATTTAAGAGTAAGAGTATGAGGTGCCTGAACAGACCCCATACGGATCGAAAACTTTTTTAGAGTCATATCATACATAGTCTGATAAGCAGTTCTATTACCTGCGGATGTTGAATCCGTATCATCGGACCAGGGTAAATAGTATTCATCTATATCAAGATCTGATTTAGAATTATGGCAAAACTGATGGAATAAACCACGGACTAGACCTGTACCGTCAGGTGCCAGGATAATATCACCATCAGTATTAGTGCTTTTGATTGTATTGGACAATGCACCTGCACCGCCAATAGCAAGATTTTCTATTCTTACTTCACCATCTCCATTAGGAACAAGGAGCAGATTACCATTAACATCTGTGGTCGATATTGTATTTCCGTCCAATTTTAAATTATCGATGGAAAGGTCATCTGCAGTTTGCGCTGCACCTACACCTGTAAAACCAGATGTAGCATTTTTTATTGCGGCAACAGACGAGTCTATTTCTGCCCCTGTTAGTACGCTATCATAATTTGCCATAATATTGTCCTTGTTTTGTTAAATAACAGTTACTTGAGAAATCTTCATACCACCGAAATTATTAGACCCACCCCAATAATACTTTGTTCCGTCTGGTTTCCAAACAAATTGTTCTGGATCACCCTTATTGTTTTTATAATTTGTACCACCATTTGCAGTAGAACGGAAATCTATCCACTCTTCGTGGACAAGTGTGGTAAGGTCGTAAGGTGTGGTTAATGAATACCTATGTATTCCGTGATAGATACCTCCTACATTTCCATTGTCGCC